TTTGCTCGGCCGTGTCCAGAAACGAGAAAACGCGCCTCGGAACGTCCGAGACGCGCTTTCGACCAGCAGACTGTTCAAGACCCCCCTCGAACACCCCGTCGCATCGGGCTGCTGGCATCTCCGCGCTGTCCTTCTACTTCATTCCAGCGCGTCGATCTGTTTCGATTTCTAAAAACGAGTGCGCTTGTCGATTAAAACGTCGGTCAGGTTTGCGTCGGACAAATCCGCGCCGCGCAAGTCCGCGCTGCGAAGGTCCGCGCCGGTCAGGTTCGCGCCGGGCAGGAACGCGCAGTTCAGGTCCGCGACGGACAGGTTCGCGCGTTTGCCGCCTTCTGTGCGATGAACCCAGAGTTCGTGGAGCCTGAGAATTTCTTGCAGTTCGTCGTGATGATAGGTCTTCATCATTTCATCCCTTTTCTTTAATTCTCTCGCTCACTTTTCTTTTGATCAGCGTGCGCCATGCGAGCGCAGCCACCGCTGGAACTTGACCGTTGCCGATGCAGCGCAGTCGGTCCATCCGAGAGGCCACCCCATTAGCCACTCGACCCACGTCGGGTTCAGTTTGCCACCAGCTTGCGCCGCAAGCGTCGGCGTGTTCCGATTGTGTTCCGATGGGTAGCCGCCTTCCTTTGCATTGTGCGCGGTCGGCGTCGGAATCCACGCACGGCAACCGGGATGTTTCATCATAGACGGAGACAACTGATTCGCTGTAGCGGTTGGCGTCGCAAGCCACGATCCAGATCCGGTCACGCTTGTGAGGTGCCCCGGCATGACGCGCTCCGATAACTCCCCACTCTGCATCGAACCCCATCGAGGCAAGGTCGCAGAGTACGCGGTCGAGTCCTCGAGAAGTGAGCATTGGACTGTTTTCAATGAATGCGTAGTGGGGTCGTACTTCGCGAATGATTCGCGCCATTTCTGACCAGAGTCCTGATTTCTCGCCTTCGATTCCTGCGCCTTGTCCGGCTGCGCTGATGTCCTGGCACGGGAATCCTCCCGAAACCACGTCAACAACGCCTCGCCATGCTCGTCCATCAAATGTCCGCACGTCATCCCAGATCGGGAACGGCTCGAGGCATCCATCGTTTTGACGTGCGAGCAGAACGTCTCGCGCGTAAGGGTCGAACTCGACGGCGCAGACGGTTTGCCATCCGAGCAAACGGCTTGCGAGCAAGCCTCCACCAGCGCCCGCGAATAATGCCAACTCATTCAAAGCACGCGCACCCAGGTCTGCGCGCTGCGTCCGGTTACGCTGCACCGTCGCGCGTGCATTTTCTCACCCATCAAAACCACTTCGTCGGTGAAACGGAATTGCGCAATATGCGGCTGCAATAGCGAGGCGGGTGGCGACTGCTGCGACGTCGATCGCCTCATTTATCACTCCGTCGCGATTGTTCGCCCGAATCTCATCAAGCAGCTCGGCCACCTCTTCAGCCAGAACCCCATAGGCTTCATGCGTCGAAGTGAATTGTCCGTACTTCAAATCCGCGCCTCGAACAACGGATTGGATCTTTTCATGAACGTCCAACATCAAAACAGATTTCCTTGATCGGCAACAGATCGAAGGTTTTCGCACGCCGCATTAAAATAACTAGGCTTCAACTCTACTCCTACGAATGATCTTCCGCATTCCAGCGATACGAAACCTTCGCTACCGATACCCGCAAACGGAGACAAGACTACATCTCCGGGGTTGCTCCACAGCTTGAGCGCGCGGCGAATCACATCAAGTTGCAGCGGGCAGATGTGACGTTCATCATCGTGATCCCGAGCAGAACGGAACTGGAGCGTGTCGCTTGGGTTGATGTCCATCCAGACAGGTGAAGCATATCGCTGCCACAGTTCGACTGGAAAATCTTCGTTAGTGTGCTCGACAGGATTGTCGTTATCGCCTGGCTTCCTCATCGTGACAAGGTAGTCAGGTATCCCCTGCCGTGACATGCATGAGTCTTTCTTGATCTGCTTGTGAAGCAACCCCAAGGCCTTCGTGCGCTGCATCGCCGTAACCGGATCTTTCCAGATGCAGACCTGAGAGTGCAGAATCCAGCCCTCTGACTCAAACGCGCGGATCAGTTCTCCGCGAAAGTCTCGCAACCCAATAAATCCATCACGGACTTTGCTCGTCGGCAAATCCATGCAATGAAATGAAACCAGACGACCGGGCTGGGTAACTCGGTAGATTTCAGGGATGAGATATTTGAAATGCTCAAAAAATGCATCGTTGTCCGAGCAATTGCCCATGTCGCGCGGATCATCTGAATATGTATAGAGTGAAGCAAACGGCGGGGAAAAGACCGAATAACCTATCGAATCCGAATCAAGCGATGAAACAACGTCAACGCAGTCGCCGTGATACATCGTCCACCCGTCGCCATTGACGACATTGCCGGTTTCGATCTTGCTCAAGATGTGAGTCTTGCCCTGCAATTCTTGCATCATCGTCCTCTTCATTCGCGCGACCATTTCAGCAGCCATGTCGTCGGCTGCGGCCTGCTTCTTCACGATATTCTTCAACACCGCAGCTTCAATATCCGTCGAAACAATGTGGACGTCTACATCTTGAGCTTGGCCGAATCTCCAGCATCTTCGCACCGCTTGGTAATACTGCTCCCACGAGTGCGAAAGGCCGACAAATGCCACATTTCGGCAATGCTGCCAATTCATGCCGAATCCCGCGATTTTAGGCTTCGTCACGATGACTCGATGCAAACCAGTTGAGAATCCAAGCATCCGGATGCGCTTCGTTTCGTCTGAATCAGATCCGCTGACCTGCACCGCATCCAAGATCGCTGATTCGAGCATGTCGCCTTCGGCATTCAGTTCGCACCAGATCACCCACGGATCATCACTAGCGTTGACCATCTCGGCGACCTTCGCGACACGATCGCGCATCGTTTTTTTTCGCGCCGCTCGCTGATCGTTCAGCGAATTGACGGGCATCGCGAAGAGCTCGCCATCCTGAACGATCCCAGTCGAAATGTGATGATGGTGAGTTCTTAGATCAGGCAGATCGAAACCATCAGCCGGGAAACCCAAGTCAGCAGGAGTGCGAAGCATCACGGCCCAAGTCGCTACCCATGACCAGAAATCATCTTTGGCGTGACCCTTTAATCTCCAGTCCTGTGTCTTTGCGGCATCGTGGACGAAGAATCGAGCGAGCATCTCTTGGGTCGGCATCGCTCCGACAAATTCAGCATGATTTCCAAGTTCAATGTGATCGTTGGGCGCAGGCGTTGCGGTACATGCCAACCGATAAGGAATATCCGCTGCTGCTTTGATGATCTGTGATCGGATCTTGCCAGTTTGCGCTTTCAGAATAGACGACTCGTCGAGGACAATGCCTTGAAATTCAGATGGATCGAAACGGTGCATCTGCTCATAGTTCGTAATTGTGATTTGATCGCGAGCGCTACCGTCTCTTGACACACTAGCTTCAATGCCAAAACGAGCGGCTTCGTTCGCAGTCTGTTCGGCAACGGCAAGAGGCGTAAGAATCAGCACCTTGCCTGGGATCTGCTCAGCCCAAGAGAGCTGCTGGATTGTCTTACCAAGTCCGCAATCCTCAAAGAGACACGCGCGTCCTTTGCGCAAAGCCCATCGAACAATCGACTTTTGCCATTCAAACAGATTTGAATTTAGCGTCGTAGGTTCAAATCCCACATGCGGCACAGCAATGGCTTTTGATTCAATGAAGCTATTGTATTTTGAATCCATTTGGACACTCCGAATCAAAACAGACTGTGATCAGATTACGCGCACCCAAGTTTGCGCGCTTCGTCCGGTGACGCTGCACCTTCGCGTGCCGCTTCGCATGACCAAACCGCGTCGCTCCAATTCAGGCAGACGTTTCCACGCGCCTTCGAGGTTCAGAAACTGCGCAATCTCGCGACCCGTGACGGGACGCTTGGCCGACTTCAGCGCATCGTAAACCGCGCGCTGCTTCTCCCCCAGCGTCGTCGTTTTGATTTCCTGCCATGCCTGAAAGCTGGTTTCTTTCACCTGCGGTCGCATCGTGTTCCTCCTTGATGCTGGTCAGTCTGTAGAGATGCGTCGAAATACTTTCGCGCCGGTCGAACGACACCGCAATTCAACCGTCGATGTCGATTAGCTGCTCAAGCTGCGTCGCGAACTCTTCGATCGGTCGCAGTTCCGTGTTCATCAAGCGTCGCTTCAAACCCTGCCGCGTCTTAAACGTCTTAGCGTCTCGCATAAACGTCTCGCGCTCAATCCAGCCGAGAAGATCGACTTCAAGTGAGTCGTTCTCTTCGCGCAAGCCGAACGGCTCGTCGGTCCGCGCCAGCATCAGCACGTCGGCGCGGACCTCCTTGTCGGCGTCGAGCAGGAGATTGCATTTCGGCATCGGACCACTCGTGCATTTGACATCGACGGCGATCGTGCCGATCACGAGATCGACGCCGAAGTCTTCGTCTTTGTGCAGAAAGCGAAGCGGCGCACCAAACGCGCGCAGCACCGCAGCTTCGCCGATGACGCCTTGCAAATGATACGCAAACGAGGACATCGTGCTTTGTCCGATCTGCCGCTGCCTGATCTCCGCGTTTCGCTGGCAGATGTCTAAATCACGACCGGACAGCGTGATCTTTCTGATCTGCGTCGGACTGGTGTTTTCGAGGATCAGTTCTTCGATGACGCGCACAACCGGCTTCATGCTAATGCCTCCGCATCTTTGACGAAAACGCGCGCCACTCTTCCGGGGTCGCGCCGGTCAGCATGAACTCACGCTGATCGTCGTCCAGTTCTGGAAAGGCGTCCTGAATTAGCGGCGCGCGTTCCGGGTCACGCTCGCGTGCTGCGTACCAGGCGTGGATGCGCCGCGAATCGACCGGCAGCTCCATCGTGTTTTCACGCCGCGTCAGGATAGAAATCTTCGTCAGTCGGGTCATCAAGTCTGTTCCTCCATTTCTTGATACGATCCTGCAAGGTCTTTGGATTGATCCCCATGTCGCGCGCGACGCCTCGGATCGACTCGCCTTGCTCAACTCGCTGTCGAGCCTGTTCGATCGTCGCGTCGTCGTAACGCTTGTTGCCTCGACCTGCTGCCTGCTGTTTCTGAAAAAAGTTCAATGTGCTGCTCCTTCGTCTAGCAGTTGTTCAACACGGTTCAGCGCGTTCTCTAGGTACAGTCGCGCAACGTCCACATCGTCGCTATCGAGCGCGACGATCGCATGACTGGTCGCGAGGATCAGCTCGTCGAACGATTCGGCCAGCACGTTGCGGGTCATTCGTCGCAGCCACCTCATGCGTCAAACTCCACGTCGGTCGCTGCGCTCCAGCACCACTCGTTTCGATCGCACCACTTGCATAGCTTGCAGTATTGCGAGGTCGCATCGCGCGGTCGCTTCGGCGGCGTCGCTCCTTCAGCGGTCACAACCTGCGCCTGCTTCTCGATCGCACGCGCCTGGTCGAGATCGAATAGAATCTGCTCGTGATAGATTTCACTCGTGTCTTTGTTGTAGACGACGACGAGCGCTTCTTCGACCGGCAGGTGCATCATGTACGCCTGAACCTGCGCTGCGTAGTTCGGATTCCATGCCGCGTAGCTGTCCATCTCGACGAGTTCTGCAAAGCGTCTGCTGTTCGCGCTTTTGATTTCCAGCAGAAACGTCCGCGTCAATCCCGTCGGCGTCGGCACGTCGATCAAACCGTCGATGTGACCCAGCCAGCCAGACTCGATGCTACCGACTTCGAGCTGCTGATCGTGAACGTGCAGACCTGCCTCTTCCAAAAGCGAGATCACTTCGTCTTCGATGATGTGACCGAGGCGAAAGACGCGCAGCAACTTCGGGTTCTGACTGAAGCCTTTGGCCGGATCAAGAGGCAGACCGCGCGCTGCTGCCCATCGTTCGCGCACGCATCGGCCTGCGCTGCTCATGCGGTCGATCCCGCTTGGGTTCTCGATCCGCGCGCGTTCGTTCGCGATCTCATTGCGGACGAGTGCTTCGTCGATCCGCGCGCTGATGTTCGTCGGTCTGATTGCCATGCTGGTTCCTCCTGATGGCTGATCGAGCGCGGCACGGGAGGAGGAACAACCCGCACCGCGCTCGATCCTCGACGATCACGCCGAGTAAAAATGAGTGGCTGCTTTCATGCTATCGGCGCAGCCAGACCGTTTGGGGGGAGTCGCGCATTGTCACACTATGACTTTGCGAAACCCAGCAAAGCTAAAAATGCGGCTGCGTTTTTCTCTCTAGGTGCAGCCAAGCCTAGTGACAGTCGGCTGCGCGCGGTAAAGCACCCAAAAACCCGCGCGTAGCCGATAGAGAACTAGAACGGCACGTCGTCGAAGGTCGTGTCCGCAACCGCCTGCGGTCGAGCCTGCGGTGCCGCGCCGTTGGCGATGGCGTAGCAGCGCACGCTGCTGTCCATGCCGTCGGCGTCACCGTATTTCGGATCACGCGCCGCCTTGCGGACGACCTCGGCCAGCACGACCTGGCCTTCGAGCTTCGCGGTGCCGCGAGTCTTCAACGTGTCGCGCGGCAGACTGCAAGCGTCGAGCAGGTTGGCAAGGTGTTCATGCGCGATCTTCTGAGCCGTCGGATTGTTGTGCTGAATGTTCAAGTTCTCGAAGTGCCGCGCGCCGTTCGACGCACCGCCGACGACCGCGAACTCGATCGACAGCGCGGTGCCGTTGCCGCTCTTGAGCGCGCGCAGCTCTGCCTTCGAGATCATCATGCGGTATTCGCCGGACGGCAAACTCTTCCATCCGCCTGCCTGACCGACCTCGCTGGTATCGACTCCACTCAGGTCGATGTCGATGGTCTGACTCATTTTTCGTTCTCCTTCTGCTTGTTGGTGGCTTTCACGGCTGCGAATCGCTCAGCAATCGCTGACGACACCGCTGCCCAGCCGTTAGAAATCGGGATCTCGATCGGCTCTTCCAAGCCAAATCGGTTCTTCGCGATAAACCTGCCGTCATCGTAGACGTGCAGGAACCGCGCGCGCGAGTTCTGCGAAACGCGAACGGTGCGGTTCTTCGTCTCGTCGCCTTCGTCTCGCGCGGATCGCATCGGCGCAAGGTAGCCAACCAGGTCTGCCCATTTCGTCAGCAACGGCACCGTGCGCTTGTGCAAGTTCGGTTCGTAGCGGACGTAGGTGCCAACGACCGGGTCGTCGATGTGATTCGCAGAGACGTGCGAGATCACGATGATGTTCATGCGTCGCTTCGCGCGCAGCTCGTCGAGCCGATGGAAGAAGCGGACCCAGTAGTCATCGGCCTGGACGTAGCCTTTGTTGAAACCAAAGTCGGCGATGTTCTTCTTGTTGCCGTGCTCGCAGATGTCCGAAAAGATCAGCGGCTCGATGCCGTCGATCGCGTCGATAACCAGCGAACGGTAGTCGTGCTCGGATGCAGTCAGCTCGTCAAGCAGCGCGTTGACGTGCGGGTATGATTCTGCGCTCAAGCTAGGCGCGTCGAGCAGGCCAAGACCGTCTTCGGTCGTCAGCACAATCGGCTTCGGCGCACCGACGCATAGCGTCGTCTTGCCTGATCCTTCAGGTCCGCAGATCACGGCGCGAAGCGGTCGAGCCTTCACGCCGGTCTGCACGTTAGAAAGCAAACTCATCGGGTTGTTCCTCCAGTTCTGCGCGCCGGATGACGCGCGGCTAAATTATATCGCATTTCCGACATTCGGGAAACCGACAGATGCGGTATAATTGCGCGCCATGAAACTCGCTGACTATCTCGCTCGTGAAAATATGACGATCACCGCGTTCTCGAAGCTGTCTGGCGTCCCTCGGACGACGATCTACGAGATTATGGCAGGCGCAGGCACGACGGCTTCGACGGCTTTTCGCATCTTGCTCGTTGCGCCAGACCTGGAGCTCCGCGACCTGATCGGCGACGTCGCTGCCGAGCAGATCGGCAAGCGGTGACGACACCGCAAGTCGAAGACGGCTATACGCGCATTGCGAACGCCTTGCTTGAGGCGCTGGCGCGCGCGCGTCTGTCTGGTCGCGAGCTTGCGGTCGCGCTCGCGGTCGTCCGGCTCACCTATGGCTACGCGAAGAAAGCGGATCGGCTGTCTGCGAGCCAGATCGCGAACGTGACCGGCATCCCGGCGCGCAAGATCGGCGAGCTGCTTCGATCGCTCGAAGCGAAGTCGATCCTGATCGTTGAGCGTCGCGGTAGCGGTCGAATCCCCACGATCCAGATCGACAAGCAGATCGCAACCTGGTCGATGCGCGCATCAACCTACCCCCATACGGGGGTAGCTGAACCTACCCCCAAGCGGGGGTACGTTGACGACAAACCTACCCCCTCTAGGGGGTCGCAACCTACCCCCAAGAGGGGGTACACCAAAGAAAGAAAGAAAGAGAAGAGAAGAGAAGAGGCATCGTCGGTGGATCGACCTGATCTCTCCGACGATCAGATCGACGCGATGATCGAACGCTATCCGGGTGGCGTCAAATACACACGCGAGCAGGTCCGCGCCTGGGTCGCTTACGTCTGGCCGGATCTGATCGAATACGAGCACCCGAAGACCGGCAAGCGATACGATCGACCCGCGTCTGCTTTGCGACAGTGGTGGCGGCGCGTTCGGCGCGATGACATTGAAGCCGCGATGCAAGCCGCGCGCGCGAGGCTCGTCGCCAGCCGCACAAATCAGCCGGTGCCGGAAATCGAAGCCGATGATCTTGCGCGTTTCATGCGCGGCATGGAATGGTAGGTTTGCAAACTGGAGGAACGATGACCGAAACGAGAACTGAACTGATCGAAGCGAATGCCGAGGGCGCGGCAGGAATCGACGCGCTGGCCTGGGTAATGCGGCTGACTGAATTGGAGCTCCCGGTTGCTGCGTGGTTCTACGACACGGCGATCAAACCGGTCGGCGTCGATCGCTGGCTGGCAGACATCGAGGCGCGCGAAGAGCATCACCGCGAGATCCTTCGCGAAGAGATTCACGCGCTGGTCGGTCGGATGCAGTCGCTTCCGAAAGCGCGGCTGATGCGATGCTTGCGGACGGCGCACAAGCCGAATCTGAACCCTGTCGAAGTGCAGACCGTGGACGAGCCGATCACGGACTTGACGCCGCATTGGTCGTCAGGCTGCGATGCGATCGACCGCGTGCTTGCGGGAAAAGGTTTCTACGGTTGCAACACGATCGTCGGCGAGCAGAAGACCGGGAAGTCATTGCTTGCGATCGGCGCTGCCGTCGAAGCAGCTCGCGCAGGGTGGCGAGTGCTTTATGTAAACGCGGAGATGTCGCGCGGTCACATCGCGGAGCGGTTTTACCGCTACATGCGCGGCGAACCTGATCCGATCGTTGCGGAGCAGCTTCAGATCCTCAACGTCGGTCCTGGATTCTCGATTGACGTGTTCATCGAAAAAGCCGAGGAGCTGCTGGAGTACGAAGACCGGCGGCTGATGTTCGTGCTGGATTCCCTTAACCGAATGATCGACTTCGACACGGAAGGCGGTGGCTATTTCGAGTCGATGAAGCGGTGGGTCTTATTTGCGATGGCAGCGCGCAAGGAATCTGACGGCGCGATCAGTAGCGTGATCGTCAGCGAGCTTGGTCGAAACGGGAAATCGAAAGGCGACCAACTCGAATACGCCTGCGACACGGTCATCACGTTGAAAGCGACCGACGAAAAGGGTTTGGTCGAGTTGCAGGTAGCAGCGAGCCGAGCGACCGATGCGGGTGATCCTGAACATCTGCATCGGAACTTCGCCACCGGACGCTTTGAGGATATGACCTGATGCCTGCAAAATGCGAAGCCGTCTATCCTTGGATCGGTCAATGCCGAAACGAAGGTCGCGTCGAGATCGTCTCGCGGGACTTCCCTGACGGCGAAATCGAGATGCGGTTTCTGTTTTGCTGGGAATGTACGCGCAGCGCGATCGAATCGGGAATGTTCCAGGAGATTAAACGCGATGGGTGACAAAGCGTGGAAAGCCTTTGAGCGTCGCATTGCTGCCTTTGTCGGCGGCAAGCGGCGCGGCGCAGACACGCGCGACGAGCGAGGCGGCAAAAGCGATGTCATCCATCCGCATTTTTCAATCGAGTGCAAACTGCTCTCGAGACCGTCGTTTGGTCGGATGCTTGACGCCTGCCAGCAGGCGGAACGAAACGCCGAGCTGCATCAGGAGCCGGTCGCGATCGTCAAGCGCAAAGGCGATCGTGACGACGATGCGCTCGTCTGCATGAGGCTTTCGACGTGGAGGGAGTGGCACGCATGAAACCCGAGACGCTTTGGATCATCGGAGAGAACGGCACGACGATATTCGACTCGCATCAGCATCCGATCGTATGGTGCGAGAATCGGATCGACGCTTTGATGATCGTGCTGGCCGTCAATCGACGCTACGACCGCGAGGTGAGACGATGAAACTGCTCGAAGACCTGGGACACGTTCTGATCGGATTCATTCCGCTGGCGGGATGGTTGCGCGAGCTGTGGCAGCTACCCCCGGAAAACGACGCGCATCCGGTTCTATATTTCAAGCACGATCCGGCGCAGGAGCGATCGGTGCCGTACTGGTCTAGCGTGCGTGTGCTAGATATGGTCCGCGACTTTGGCGGATACGCGGTCGGCGATTTTATCCGGACTGTGGTGCTTGTCGGCTTGCTGATCTGGAGGTGGTGAGGTGGACATGCGTCTGTATGGTCTAAAAGAGTTCGCCGAGGCGGTTGGGGAACTGTCAAAGAAGGTGCATGCGTTTCTTGGTGAAGAGAAACGCTTTCTGCTGATTGTTGAGCATGCAGAGGGAGCGCGGGTCAGTACGGGAAACGGCGATCTGGATTGGCAAAGGCTTGCCCTAGAGTCGAGGCTTGAAGGCGTGAAGTCGATGATCAACAAGGGGTATACGACAGAAGCGGAAGCGTACCGTGATGGGAGCGGCTGAAGTGAACGCTGAGTTTAAGACCGAGCACGCGGACCTGTTGAGCCTTGACCCGTTCCCTGCCGTTCAGGAGAAGTGGAAGCGAGGGCGCGCTGCCTTCGAGGCCGAGGGGCACGCGGAGTACACGGGAGGACATCCGCTGCTTGAAGCCTACGAAGAGGCGCTCGATCTCGGCGCATATTTGATGCTCGCGATGAACCGCAACGACGTGGATCGTGATCTCTGCGAACGGCTCATGATGGAGACGCTGAACCTAATTCAAGGCGTGCAGACCGCAGCGAAGCACATCGAGAAATGATGCGCGGATTGCGTCTGACGATTCCAATCAGCGCGCTTTGGCGCGCATACCAAAATTGGAAACGAAAGCAAAGAAAAACACGATTTCAAAGGAATCGACAGAAATTGCTTTCCCGCGAGGAGAGCCGTTGACAAGTCGATCAGCATCGAGTAACGGTCCCGACAAGACTCCGCGCGTTTTGTAGCGTTTGGAGTTTTTGTTTTCGGTGCAATTCACCGAAGTATCAGGGACACCGAGTGCCGAACGAAAAATCTCTGGCGAATCTTCGACCGCCTTGGAAGCCTGGTCAGTCTGGCAATCCGAAAGGCAGACCGAAGCGACGCACGCTTGAGGAAGAAGTCAACGCGCTTCTTGAAAAGCCTCTTGATGAATCCGGCACGACGCGACTCGACCAGATGGCTGAGCGAATTGTCGAACATATCGTGGGCGGCAAGGACACATCGCTGACGCGCGAGATGCTGAAGCGTATCTGGCCTGAGGTGCGACGGCATGAAGTGAGCGCCGATGTTGAACTGAGCGGCGAGATGGAAATCGCTGCGTCTGAGCTGTCGCGCTTCCTGGGTGAATTGGATTGACCGCCGCTGCGTTGATCGAGCGATCCGAGGTGCGCGACTATCTCGCGTCTGCACCTCCGCAAGTGCGCGCTGAAGCACGCTACCGATGGCAGCTCTTTGCGCGACCGAATCAGCTCGAGCCGGATGGCGATCATCGGTTCTGGCTTGTGCTTGCGGGTCGAGGCTTTGGCAAGACCCGCGCTGGCGTCGAGTGGGTCCGCGCGCAAGTCGAGACGGGTCGCGCTCGAAGAGCAGTCGTCGTTGCACCGACGAGCGCAGACTGTCGCGATACGATCGTCGAAGGTCCGAGCGGATTCTTGACCGTCTGCCCGCCGTGGAACCGGCCAACCTACGAACCGTCAAAGCGTCGGCTGACCTGGAAGAATGGCGCGACCGTCTCGCTCTACTCTGCCGAAGAGCCTGACCGTCTGCGCGGCGTCAACACCGACCTGCTGCTTGCCGACGAGCTCGCTGCGTGGCCTCGACCGGAAGCGTGGGATATGGCGATGTTCGCGCTCCGCATCGGCGACAACCCCCGCGCGATGATTACGACGACGCCTCGACCGACGAAGATCATTCGCGATCTGCTCGCGCATGATCAGACCGCCGTGACGCGCGGCTCGACTTACGACAACCGGGCGAACCTCGCGCCGCAGTTCCTCGACGAGATCGTGCGACGGTACGAAGGCACGCGCCTGGGTCGGCAGGAAATCTATGCCGAGGTTCTCGAAGACGTGGACGGCGCGATCCTGACCAGCGAGCAACTGCGCGCGCTGCGCGTCGAGCAAGCGCCGCAGATGGGTCGGATCGTCGTCGGCGTCGATCCTGCCGCGTCGGCTGGCGAAGATGCAGATCAGACCGGTGTTGTCGTCGTTGGCAAAGGCGTGGACGATCACCTCTACGCAATCGCCGACCGATCGTGTCGCCTCGGTCCCGCTGGCTGGGCACGCCGCGTCGTGGAGTGTTATCGCGAGTTTGGTGCCGACCTGATCGTCGCCGAGAAGAATCAAGGCGGTCTGATGGTCGAGCATACGATCCGATCGCTCGACGCAGATGTGCCGATCAAACTAGTGAGCGCGACGCGCGGCAAGCACGTCCGAGCAGAACCGATCCTGGCGCGCT